AAAAGAAGCTGCAATTGTTGAAGCGAAAGCTGAAGTAGAGGCCACTGTACGAGTAGAGCTGCAAGAGCAGTATCAAGCAGATAAAGAAGCTCTAGTCGAAGCTTTGGATACCAAAGCTGAAGAGTACTTGAAAGAAGAACTGGGCGAGTTGAAAGACGACATCGACGGTTTCCGTGATTTGGAAGTGGAATACGCTGAAAAATTGGAAGAAGCCAAAGAAGAGTTGAGCCAAGTTCTGAAAGGTGATCTAGAAGAGTTAGTAGAAACCATTGATTCCTTCCTTGATATGAGATTGGCCGAAGAAGTTAACGAACTGAAAGAAGACATTGACACTGTTAAGCGTCTGAAGTTTGGTTCTGAAATTTTTGAAGCATTCGAAGCCATGTTCAGCAAGAAGTTTGTTGATGAAAATGGTCTTGAAGAGTCTCGTAAAGAGATGGAAACTAAACTTGAAGAAACAACAAAAGAACTAGAAGAATCCGCACAGGCTTTGGCCGATGTACAGCGTGAGAAGAAACTAGACGAAGTATTATCATCTCTGCACGGTCGTTCAAGAGATGTTATGGAAGCTGTTCTTAAGAATGTTCAAACTGAAAAGTTAGAAGAAGCTTACGAACATTACATTCCAAAAGTTCTGCACGAAAACGCTGTCGAAGATGGCGATAAAGTGGAGTCGGAGAAGGAAACATCAGATGATGAAGTACTAGCCGAGGGTGAAGAAGCTACTGAAACTGAAACTGAAGAGAAATCTGAAGCTGAAGAAGAAGTAGTTGAAGAAGGAACAGTTGTTGCCACTGGTGACACTGAGAAGTTGATTGAAGAATCAGAAGAGGAAGCATTATCACCAGAATTACAAGCTACTTTGGCACGTATTAAGAAGCTTGGCGGTGGTCAAGACTAAATCGACTGAAACATTAACTAAAATAAAAACGTAACACAAAATTACCCTAAGGTTAGGAGTTATTTAAAATGGATACATCATTAAATGAACATTGGGACCAGACTAAAGAAGCATTGCTTGAAGGTCTAAAGCCCTCTCAAAAAGAAGTTGTAGGGCCTCTTCTTGAGAATCAAAAACAATACCTATTGTCTGAAACAGCAGCAGCCGGTTCCGTACAGGCTCACGATATTGCTGGATTCAGAAAGACCCTTTTGCCGATGATCCGACGTATTATTCCGGGTACTATCGCTACTGAGCTTGTTGGTGTACAGCCAATGAGTGGCCCAGTTGGTCTTATCTATACTTTGCGTTACAAGTATGAAGAAGATATGACTCACACTGCCGCTGCATCTCAGTTCGGTGGATTCGATATCACGTCTGGTGACGAAGCATTTGGTAACGCTTCTCCAATTCGACAGTTCTATGCTGGTAACACTGGTGGCGCACAAACAGCCGGTGCATCAGGTATTGACGCTCCGGGTACTGATGGTACATCTGCCCCTGCTGATATTGCCGCAGCTACTGCTGAAGGTGGAGCTTGGGAATCCTCAAGTGACGTAACCACATATGGTTCTGGTACATCTGACTTCTCCGGTTATTCCGTTGCAGTTGGTGGATCAATGCTTGGTGGTTCTGGTTCTTTCATCGAAGGTTCCGGTGGTCGTAAGATGTCTTTGGAAGTTATCTCTCAGGCTGTTGAAGCTGGAAGCAGAAAGCTCCAAAGCGGTTGGACTATCGAAGCTATGCAGGATCTTAACAGCCAGCATGGTCTAGACCTTGAAAGCGAAATCACAAAGGCACTTTCCGCTGAAATCGTTCAAGAAATCGACGCAGAAGTTATCAATGACTTGCTATCCCTAGCAGGTACAGTACGAACATTTGATATGTCTCTTACTGGTGGTACAACTTATGCTCCTGCATTCGTCGGTGACCGTTTTGCAAACCTTGGTGTTCGCATCAATGAAGTAGCAAACGTTATCGCTCGTAAGACTCGTCGTGGCGCTGGTAACTTCATCGTGGTTTCCCCGATGATCGTTTCAGTTCTACAATCCGCTGCTAAAGCTGTATTTGCACCAGCAGTTGAAGGCGAATTCAAAGGTCCAAACAACACAGAAATGGTTGGTACTTTGAACGGTCGAATTAAAGTTTACAGCTATCTTTGGAACCAAGCTGGACCGGGTACATCCTCACCAAACGGTGACGACAAGATCTTGGTCGGTTACAAAGGTGGTAATGGTGAAGTTGACGCAGGTTACTTCTACGCTCCATACGTTCCTCTTATGAGTTCCGGTGTGATCGTGAATCCTGTTACGTTCCAGCCAGTTGTTTCCTTGATGACTCGTTATGGTAAGGTTGCATTGACCGATCCTACGACATCTTTGGGCAACAGTGCCGATTACTACGGACGTATCAACGTGACGAACCTTGAGTTCATCTAAACCCCTGTAGTAAAAGAAGTATTGAAAAGCCCCGCTAGTCGGGGCTTTTTTGTATGTGATTTTCACAAACTACATAAATATATGTAATTGGGGATTACTATGAAGCTAAACGATATACGAAATGAAATGGCAACATCTGTATCATATGATGTAGAGAATGGTGATTACGAGCCTATAGGGACGACACGATCACTTGCTGCTGCAATAAAAATGATAGAAGAGTATTGGCAGCATGGTATTGAAGAAAGGAAAGGGGACATAGCCAACAGTTTACGACGTATGGGCAACACCTTTGTCACTATGCGGGGAAGTTCTAATAATGGCATCCGTTGTTGGATCACAAAGAACAGTTAATCCGTAGTAATGAAAAGCCCCGCTAGTCGGGGCTTTTTTGTGTGTAATAAAAGAAATAGATCTGAATCCTTTTTACAAACGTAAATCCTAAACTTTCTCCACAGTTGCTATAAATAATATTAAATTGTGGAGAAACACTATGTCATACAGTTTTGGTAGTTCATCTCAAGCACGCTTAGATACGTGTCACCCGAAACTACAGGAAATTCTTAATGAGGCTATCAAGTATGTTGATATCTCTGTTCTTTGTGGTACTCGTGATAAAGCAGCTCAAGATAAGGCTGTAGCAGACAAGGCAAGTAAAGTCACTTACCCAAATAGTAAACATAACAGTTCGCCCTCTATGGCTGTTGACGTTGCCCCCTATCCTATTGATTGGGATAATGTGGCACGGTTTGCTTTATTGCAGGGATTACTGAGAGGAATTGCCATGATGAAAGGAATCAAGATACGTAGCGGTATTGATTGGGATTCCGATGGTGACATCACAGACCATAAGTTTATGGACTGGCCACATATAGAATTACTGGAAGAGTAGGAATGAAGCAACGGTTAAGTTTTCGAGAGTATTACGACTCAAAGAAAACCCTATTATCAGCATGTGATGACGCTCCACGGATAAGAACGGAGTACGTCCTCACCAAATATTGTAAGTTCCCGGTATTTGAATCCCTTGAAGACGATGAGCGTATGTACGTTTCATTCAAACCAAGAGACGTAATTGAAGTTCTGTGGGAACGAACTAATGAGTTTGATGATTACCCAACTGCCAAATGCCTTGTGTTAGTGTCGGAAGCAGGGAGGGAAGTTTTCCCATGCTGGAACAATAATAAGATCCATAAGTGGGTAGAACGGAACACGAATGAACTTTAATTGTAGTATGGAAGATTTAATTGATCATTGGAATGAGCCCAAAGACCCACTGGAAATTTACGAGCTGTTTGAATACTTTAAGACAGCTATCATGGCCCACTTAGCCAATAGCCCGCTGAACAATAAGGGCACAGTGAGAGTTATAAAGGATTTGCGCGAAGCTGTTAACCCAGATAAAGACGCAGACATATACTTTTTTACAGACCGGATTTGTGACCGTATATTACTGACCCATGAGGGCATTGATAGTAAAGACATATCAAGCTTAATGGACTGTATTGCTGATTGCGAAGAACAGGCTTGTCTTAAACATTAAATTTAATTCCCGAGAGGTTTAGATTCAAGCGTTTCGACAGGCATTGTTATAAATAATGATATCAATGTCTTAAGGATGCACAATGTTAAATGAAGCACTTAAATTACTGGAGAACTATGGCTGGACTGCTTTGTTTTTCCTTGTCGTAGCATTTATGCTGTTTAAGTACCTAAGTAAACTGATACCTGCATGGAACAAAAGAGACGACGAAAGAACTGATAAGTTTGCTGAAGAAGCC